AATTTGTATAAGTTGTATTTGAAGCCCCTCCATCTATTCCACTAACTTGTATTACTGTGTAACTCTCACCGCCTTTTAAAGTCGTTATAACAGTTCCATTTTGATTTACAATAGTAACTAGGTTTGATGTTCCTGCATTCGTTATAGTTGAATCAAATGGTATTTGACACCTATCATAAGTAAAAGGCACTTTTAGATTTACATCAAAGTAATAACCTGCATCTTCATCATCAAATCTAGGTTCACTAAAAGGATTTAAAGTAACATTATCGCTTACTAATTTCCAACCATAAATAGTAGAGTTAAGCTGTGCAATAATATCTAAAGATATTTGCTGAATATCGCTAAATAACTCTAACTCATTTTGTTTGCCTTTAATCAATCTATCCATTACATAGATTCTTAAAACATGAGTATAGGCATTACCTTGTAATACAGGTGGCTCATAATCAACCCACATTGCAGGGTATTCAGTTATTCCGCTAGTCGCAAACTCAATAACACTACCATTACCAAAAGAATTGATTTGATAATGTGCGTTAGCAATATTATTTAGGTTTTTTATTACTTGGTTTAACGTTATCATTCAAAAATTTTTTTAATATTTCAATTTTATTAAAGAGTTTATATCCACTCTTTTTAGTAACGTTTTCTTTTTTCAAATTTTTCTTCATAACTAAATATTGAACGGTTACGGCCTAAATAAATACTTTCTTCATACGAATAACCTTGTGGGTAAATAGTATCAAAGCCATCGCCAGGATTATCATATAACGGGTATTGGTCTGAATACTCAAATAAATAATCAATTAATCTTTTAGTATGGTATTGTGCTTTATCAGTAACTAAGTTCATAAAAGAATTTAACTCATTAAAATCAACTCCTGTACTGTTGTCGCTATTCTTTTTTACAATGTTCTTATTTGTTACCTTATAAGTTAAAAAAGGTGCAGCCTCAACCATTACCCACCATTTAAGAGCAGGGATTATATAATTATCTAATAAGGTAGTGTTTAAAGCCGATAATGTATTTGTACTTACTTGGCTTATTATTTCATCGTATAAACCCGAACCAATATAATTTCTAATGTGAATCTTTTGCGCTTCTTCAATAGAAATTCTTAAGTATTTTTCATCTACATTAGGATCTACAAATGTGTAATCCTTAATGTAAGTTGCTGTTAATAATAATACTGTTGCCATTATTTAAATATATTTCCAAATAAAACCTCCCGCTGTTTTTCTTATTTTAGAACCTGAAGCAACAGCAGCAATGCTTCTATGGTCTATTCTTGTTTGTCTTTGCGCTTCTCTAACTCCAAAAAATTCAGAAATAAAATTATTGTTTTTATCAAATTGTCCTACTCTTTTTTTAAGTGGACTTGTTTCAATTTTTTTCTGTGTTGTTTTTTCTGAAAATTTTTTACCTTTTTGTGTAGGTGGCATAAGACCTCCTTCCAATATATTAAATAAATTATCATATTCATTAATATATTTTTTTTCTAATTCAATAGCTTCTTTAACTTCTATATTAGAATGTAATATTTCTAATAATGGTAAAGTTTTATTTTTTTTCAATTCAATTAACCATTGATTTTTTGCATAGTTATCTTTGTTAGATGGAGCACAATGTTTATAATATCTTCTTTTAACATTAGTAGTCATTCCAACGTATTTAACATCTTTTGTTAATGGGCATCTTAATAAATAAATAGTGTATTTCATAAAATTATTTTTATGCAATATACTAAATATTTTCGTGTCTACAAAATACATTTTACTTTTTTATCTTAACTACATTCGCTGCAAATACATGTCTGCAGAATGGTGTTCTTGTTTGTCCACCTTTACGAGTCCACCAACCACCACGATAATTCCAAACATCATAACCTACTATCTTACTAATCTGTTCTATTTGCGCTCTTGAATACATTTTATTTGCATCCAATAACTTAACACAAAATTCTCTTGAATTTCTTTTGTCAGGCTTAACTCCTGTTCTCCATTCATAAGTGTACATTATCTTATAATCTTCGGTATCTGTGCCTATTTTGTTTGATGTTCTAATAGCTTCTGTTGTTGGTACTCTAATATCTTTTTTTTGTCCGCCTGTGTTTGTTTCTTTAACCTTGATTAGTTCTTCTTTAACCATGTCATTGATTAAATCTGCAACTCTATCTTCTTTAATTCTTAAAGTATCTGCAATTGTCTTATTATCCATTAATGGGTCTTTATCTAATAAGCCAACAATGTCTCTTTTAATTTGTTTGCTTAATGGACTTACATCGACTGCAAATTCAAAGCGATTATCCTCGTTCATAAAGGTTTGCTCAATAACTTCGTAATTTTCTCTATCGTCTCCAAACATTTTGAATATTTCAATTACTTCATCAATTTCACTTTGAGAAGCAAAAGAATGTTCACATACATGGTCGTCAAATCTATGGATAGCACTTGAAACAATAGGCTTAACTTCTTCTTCTAATGGAGGTAATCCGTACATTTCACGAACCTCATTTTTAGTCATTACCTTAATCTTTTCTTCAATAGGTAACTGTTCTTCGATAGGATCTAACTCTTTTAAATAAATACGATTTGAAAATCCTTTTAATTTAAGTAAATAGTTAAAGTCTTTCTCAATTTCAGCTTGATTAGGAATAATGTAAGTATTTTTATAAAGTTCGTAAGAATCATTTATCTGGTCTTTAGTTCCTAACTCTCCTGCTGTTTTAATACCTACTAGCATAGGGTTAGGAATGTGATGTCCAATAATTAGTTCTTGAATAACCTGGTCGTTTAATTCTGTTAGCTGAGCATCTACGTTTTGAGGTGTTAAATGTTCAATTGTAGGTGCAGAATCTTTGTTGCCACTAAATGTAATTAGTAAACTATTTGCTCTATCTGTTCCGGTAAATTTCTCTTTTAGTCTAGCTTCAATTTCCTCTTTTTCTTCTTCAGTTGGTCTGCCATTTGAGAAGTTAAGAATTGTTCCTGCATTAAAACCACTTTTAATTGCATTTAAACGATAATTAGACAATTCAACATCTACTTCTGCATAAACAGCACTCGCCACATAATCAGGCAAAGGATAAGCATCTAAATCAGGTCTGTATTCTTTTGAAACAAATATTTGTCTGCCTGTTGGTTTCTCAGGATCAAACAAAGGGATGTATTCTAAATCGGTTTCTTCTGGACTTTGTTTTTGTTTACTCCAGTCTTTTGAATACCAATAGCCATCTGCATCTTTTGCTTTTCTTAAGTTGTTATAAGGAAAATGTAATAACTCAAAGTTGTTACCTGCTTTATTCCAAATTACTTCTAAATAATAACCACCAAATAACTTTTTATCTAATACACATTTTTTTACAATGTCTTTTAAAGTATCAAAATTTGTATTCTCTTTATTTATAAAGTCATTAGCTAGTGCAATGTCTTGAATTGATAAATCAGTACTATCAAAACCAACACCAGCACCGCAAATGTATAAAACCTTGCCATTGATAAAAGCATTATGCTTAGAACTACGATTGAATAAATAAAGTAAGTAACCAGGATAGTTATTATAGTAACCACCTTCTTTATCTGCTCCATAAATTATCCATTCTTTTGATTTTTCTTCTTTAAATACAGGTGTTTTGTGTGCCTGTAGTTTAAGATTAATTACATCGTATATATTATTCTCCATAAGTTATAATCGTTTTATTTTGATTATCATAAGCATTAACAACAGGCAATGTACTTTCTACTTTTACCATTCCTATTTCAAGTAATCCTTCTGCATTTGCAACGTTTAAATTACTTGAACTTGTTTGTTGGTAAATTGCATATTCATAAAATCCTGTTTCCGTCAAAGATACAATTCCACTTGTTAAATTAGTAACTCCTGTTGTTTCAGTTATTAAAAATTTATTGTAACGAGTAGGAAAGCCACTTACATCACTTGCAATAAAGTTAACTGTACTCATTAACACTTGATGTTTAAAGCTAAATAAATAGTAAGGATTATTTAAAGTAACTTTTTCTGTTAGTGTAAATACTAGAAAATTATTTTGCCCTTTATTTATTATTTGCATATTTTAAAAAGTACCATAAAAACAAAAGGTTGCATTTCTGCAACCTCTCGAATCAATCAAACGAACAGGAAAATTATATAATGCCTGAAATAACTCCTGAATTTACTTTGTTTGCAGGTAAAGGTTCTTTGCCTGTTAAAGTAATTGAGTAGCCATTTTTATCACCCATTGCTTTGCCAGTTGATGAAGTTCCTGCTGTTAAATGCATTGCTCTTGTTTCACCTGCCAAGTGATAAACATCATCTGCATCTTGAACAATAACCATCAATCTGTTTTGTGTTAGTAAACGAACAATATTGCGATTTTTAGCAGTCATTTTATAAACTGAAAAAACTAATGTTTGTTCGTAGAAAGTTGTACCATTTTCAATTGATACAGTTGCATTTTCGTCAAATTGTGCATCTTCTAACTCAACCTCAACAGTCCAGAATTTTTTTCCTGCTACCATTGTGATTCCACTAACTTGACCTGATGAAGCTGTAATTGTTGAAACATTAGCAAACTCTGTAAGATATATTTTCTTTACACCGCCAGCACCTTGTCTGCAGTCTAATGTAATTCCTTCGGTAAGTATACAGGGCATATGTTATAAATTTTAAAAGGGAGCTTTTACACTCCCTTAGTTAATATTAAGCGTTAGTGTATTGAACAACGTGGTCGATGAATTTAACTGCTACTCCAGCCTTAAATGCACCAAATAAACGCCATACACGCTGGTCTTTTGAATACCATGCCTCGATGTTTTCTAAGTCTGATTGTAAGTCAGTACCGAATACTAAGTTAGAAGCGTAAGTTGCAATGATACGATTTCTTACTGCTGTTGGTACTGAACCTGTATCAACTGCTGCATCACTTAATCCTGGTACGCCTACAACCTTCATGTTAGTACCTGGGTACATTAATTCCCAATTGTTCCAAACATTATCAGTAGTGTATTGTGAACCATAAATTCCGTAAGTTGAAGTAATCTTAGCAGCTAATAATCTGAAAGTATCATAACCACAGAAAGCAACGATAGGCTCGTTTGCAATTGCAGCAGAAGGTACTTTTGCATAAATGTCATCAAAAATAGTTAAAACGTTTGTTGCATTTAAAGTAGAAGTTGATGCCGCTACTGCTGTTCCTGCTGTGTCAATTGTTGCTAACCAACCATTCATTTGTTTTAATACAGTTGAGTTAGTGTAAGTAGTTTTACCTGCCCAAATCATGTTCTCAACGTTACGAGCAACTTGTGCTAATTTTCTGTCGATAATGTTTTGTGCAATTGATAAAGAATCATTGTTTGCTCCTGCTGGTAAATACTTTTGAGTGTAGTAAGTATTTAAATCTTTTAAACAGAATTGCTCTGCAAAGTTAATACCTACAGTTGCAATAGATACCTGTGAAAAAGTAGTAGTTCCTGAAGACGTGAATGAACACGCTTCTGCTTGGAATGGTACTGTACTTTCTAATACAGGGATTTTTTCTGTTGACTTAATTCCTGTACGGATGTCAACTCCTTTTCCTAAAGTTACACCACCTAATATTGCTTTGGTGATGAGGTCTGCTCTGTTTTCTTCAACATAAGCAGTCATTGAATCAAATGAAAATGCCATTTTGTTTTTTGTTTTATTGGTTAATAGTTATATACTTTTTTTCTAAATTCTTCTAAACTTGTAGTGTTTGATTTTTTAAAGTTTTCTTTTGAAGTTGACTTAGGCTCAACACTTGGAGCATCTGCAACTTTTTCAATCAATGAAAATAACTTTCTGTTTAAATCTGTTTGTGCTAAAATTGAAGCGTTTGCAGCTTCTAAAGCTTGGTTTGATAAACCTAATGCAGATTCTAACTTTGATAAACGCTCGTTTAATTCAGCGAACTTTGCTTCAAATTGTTCGTTATTATCGGATGCCATTTCTTCCATAACAGGTTCTTCCATTACTTCTTCAGGTTCAATGCCTTTAACAACTCCGTTTTCAACGTAAACTTTCATTGGCATTTCATTTACCATGATAACCATTTCAGTTACTTCAACTGGTAAATCCATAACACCTTCAGGAGTTATTACTTGTAGTTTAGAACCTACTGCGATTTCTTCTGTATCAGTACGAACAATAGAACCATCTTTTGCTTTGTAGTCAGCAAATTTCAAGTCTTTTACTTCGTCTTGAAAAATATCTTTGAACAATTCTTTCATATCTGAAAAAACTTCTTTAAACGTTTGTTTTTTATTTTCCATTGTCTTGTTTTTTTATAAAGTACATTAAATTCATTTAGTTGCAATCTCTGCGACTTTTTTTCTTAAGTTGTGTATTCTATCGGCTAGACTTTCGATAACGCTTACAGGGGCATCTTTTAGCTTTCTATGAGCAAAAGCCCCCTCAACACTAAAGCCTTTAAACACTCCTGTTCTAATAAAGTCATTCCAAACTTCATTATTATCTACTTTAAAAGTTCCAAACCAACTACCTTCTGTTAAAGTTGGATAGCCTTCAGGTGTTTTAATGCCTCTTGTTTTGTCAATAATAAAAGATTCTACCATGTAAACTCCATCAACTTGTCTTTCTGAATCGTGCATCATATTTACGTTATGAGTAAATCCTTTTTTGAAAAATCTTTGTGCTATTTTTTCAATCTGTTCTTTGTCAAACACTACATAGTACTCGCCACTTTCATCTGCTCTATAAATTGGTAAATCAGAAATCATTAATGCTCCGCTAATTAATCTACGTTCTTTATCTGCAAAGAATTTAAACTGAGCTTTCATGTTTTGTTGATCCCATTTTGAATAACAAATAGCAGCAGCTTGGTCTTGTTCTTTTCCGTTTCCTATTTCAACAGAAATGCAACGTGAAACAAATTCATCTTTGCTTTCTCCTGATCTTGGATTAACAACCATTTTTTCTCTATCAATTTGCTCTAATTTTCTTTGCGCCCATTCAACACCTGCATCTCCGCCCCATGCTAACCACATTAATCGACCACATCCATCGCCTAACTCTTTTTGTGAGTTTTGTCTGTGTCTTTCAAATGCAGCCATTCTCGCAATTGTATCTCTACTTATAGCTTCACCATTTGCCAATTGATTTGCTCTAATTTTTCCAACGGGAGTTCCACAATCACCCCATCCGTTTTCCTCTGCATATCTTAAAGCTATTTTAGCATTCTCACTTGCTTGTTTTGGATAGTCTGTGTAACTTTCAAATTGATGTTCTTTAAAAGCATGCCAATTGGTCTCTATTGCAGGAGTGTCAACAAGTGCCACCCATTCTACGCCAAGTTCATCACTATCATCAATTACTAATTTATAAACTGGTAAATTTTCCATGTTATCCTATTTTTGAATTATTACTTAATTTGTTTACTCTTTCTGTTACTGCTCTGCTTTCACTTTCTACTACATACGCTTTCATTGGTGCTGCTTCTCTATTTCCTTGTCCTGCTACTGTGCCATCAGGATTTAGTTGAGTTACTGTGTTTTGTGCTGTTAATCCTTGCGGAGGTTGACCACCGCCACCGCCTTGGCTAAACGTTCCTAAGTTACCACCGCCACCGCCACCACTTGCACCACCGCCACCACTTTCAAATTTAGTTTTAGCAATTACAGCTACTCGAGCCAATCCACTTGCTATTGCTATGGCTGCTGCTATGTTTGCTCGTATTGGTGCATCAGGTGTTGGAATTGCCATTTGACTTGCAAAAGCTGATTGTGCCGCTTGGTAAGTTTCAATTGTTGCTTGTGCTAAACTTGCAGCCTTTTTAATTTGAAATGCTTTCTTTTGACTTCCTTCACTTTTACCTGCAAAAGCATCTGCTAAAGATTGAATTGATTGAAGACCTTGTAATGTTAATGCAACTTCTTGCTCTTTTGCTTTCTTTTTATTTTCTAATGCTTTCTTTTCTTCTTCTTCTTCTTTTTTAGCTTTTTCTTCTAATAATTTACCATATTCTTCATCTGCTTTTATTTGCTCTGCGATTTCTTGGTCTCGCATTTGTTTTAGTCTCGCTGCTCTTTGTTCTTCTAATTTCTTTTCTTTTTCAATTTCAATATTAGATAACCTTTCAGCTTCTGCTAAAGCATCTTCAAACTCTTTATTTGATTCTTCTTTTTTCTCTATTACTCTTTGTTTGGATTTTTCAGCTGATGCTTTATTAGCTTCTGTTTCTAATTTTGCATTTTGTATTTGTAAATTTCGTTGAATATCTAATCTTTCATTAGCTAAATCTTTCATCAACTTTAAAGTTTCTGAATTAGCTTTTTGTAACTCAATATATTCATCTCCACTTGTATTTTTCATTAATACAAGTCTATCTTTAAATAATTTGTTAGCTGTTTTTATCTCTTCATCTATTCTCTTTATTCTTTGTTTGCTTAACTCTTCATTTAATGCTGCTAATTCCTGTGCGCTTTTACCTTGTGCCTCTGCTAAACTTTTTCTAAAATCAGTTTCTTTCTGCATTGCCTTGTCAGCTTCCTGCATTAACTGTAATTCTTTTTCTCTATTAGCAATAACTTCTTTTTGCGCTTCATCTTCATCGCCCATTGCATTTACTACTAATGCAATAACACCAACTAAAGCTGTTAATCCCATTATTAACCACGCTATTGGGTTATCTTTCATAACAGCATTGTAAATCCTTTGAGCAACAGTTGCAGCCTGTGTTCCTAATGTTGTTGATTTAAGCATAGCACCAACAACCCTTAAACTATCGCCCATTCCTGCAAGTCCTTGAACTCCTTGTGCTAAAGCCATTGCTGCTTGAACTTTTGCAAGTGATTTATCTAAGGCTTCATTTTCTTGACCAAAGAGTTGAGCTGCTCCTTGGGCTGCTGCGAATCCTGATGCAACTCCTGCGCCTAAATTTGCAATTGCTTGAAATTTAGCTTCAGGTTTTAGCATATCAATAGATTCGTTTAAATCATCAACACGCTCTTTTATTTTTGCAGCTTCTTTTTGTAATTTTCTAAATTCCTCTGTGTTTTGCTTTCCAGCTCCTGCCATTTCAAATAAGGCATCTTCAACTTCATTGAATTGCTGTCTAAGGTCTTTTACAGATTCACCACTTACATTGGTTTGTATTTCTATGTCTATTGTAGTCTTTGCCATTATCTTTTAAGTACCAATTATGAATAAACTCGTATTTCGATTTGGGTATCTAATAAAACATTATCCATGTAACCAGTACCCATTGTGTCTGCAACTTGAATTAATATTTCACTATTACCTATTCTGTTTGCTAATATTATAGCCTGTGTTCCAACCATACTTAATCCAGTTTGATTAATCATTACAAATGTTTTATTTGCTGTAAATTCTGCATTTGATAATAATTTATACTCACCTACTAAATAATAACTTGAAGTAATGCCACTACTCATTGTAGTTTCTAACTCTACTACTGTAGGTGCTGTAACTCCTGACTGACTAAGTAAAGCAACATATTTTTTATAAGATACATTGTTTAAAGTCTTAATTCCATTTTGATAAGTTACATTGGATTCTGTTACTGTTATTCCTGAACTATTTGTTACACTTATATTTGAAACACCGCCTAAAACATTAACTCCGCTCGAACTTGTTATGCTTACATTCTTTGAGCCTATGCCAATAAAGTTATCATTGCCTGTTACAATTATTCCGTCACCACTTTGAATTACATTATTTCTACCACTTACAATTGCACCTTCAGGATAAAAATTATTATTATAACCACCTGTTATCCTTCCTGTTGGTGCTATAATATTTCCATTGTCTTCTATACCGCCTTTATTATCAAATCCATCATCATCAATGTAAGTAGGTAAAGTTTTTAATTTAATAAACTCACATTTTGTAGGTTGATTATTTATTCTATCATAATCAATTATTTTGTTAAGTCTCCAATACTCATTCTCAAAAAAGAATGTATCTCTAAAATCTAAACTTTGAATGTCAAATTCATTAATTAAAAAGTAACCTGTAAATAGTTTACTATCCTTATCTGCTATTTGTTCAATATAATCTTTCCAATATTTATTGTATAAATTATTTGATGTATAACGTGAAGGTGTATAATAAACTTGTCTAGGTATGCCAAAGTTTAAATCTAATGTCGGTTCTTGAACATCATCTAAATGTCCTGCGTATG